CGCCCTGCAAGAACCCGTTGATCAGGTGCCCACGGTTGGCCTGCTCGGTCTGCCGCCCCGACGAGGCCTCCAGCCCCGCCGCCATGCCCATCGCCGCGTCGGGGTCTTGCGCGGCGATCGCCTGCGCGCGCGGGTAGTCGACCGCCCCGGATTTCGGGTCGGTCGCCTGCTGCAGCGCGTTGCCCCACGCCTGCTGCGCTTTGGCCGAGCGCAGGGCGAGGACGTTCCGCGCCGCTTCGCTCGCGCGCGTGATCGAGCCTAACACATTCACCTGCGGCGGATTGGCCAGGCTGTCGATCACGCTGGCGTTGTGTTGGGCGCCGATCAGGTCGCTGATGCTGGTGCTCATCCGAAGGCCCCTAAGTCGTTGATGCTATACCCGACCGACCTCGGCGATTGCGATTTCAGGTAGTTCTGGAAATTCGAATAATCGAGGTAGTTCTGCGCCGCACCCGTGGCCGCCTTGCCGATGCCGCTGGTGCCCGCCGCCGTATCGACCCCCGCCGTGTTGATCAAATTCGCCGAGGTGTTGGTCAGGCCGGCGCCGATCGTGCCCGACTGCGCGCCCGCGTTCTCGCCGAGCGTGGCGATGCCCGACACCCGGTTGAACTGGTTCGTCACGTTCCCCTGCTGCGCGGTGTTCAAGGAGAGCGCGTCGGCGAAGCGCTGCTGCTGGATATTGAACTGGTCCTTGTAGGTGTTGTTGGCGAGCCCGGTGCCGTAGCCGATGATGCCCCGCATGTCGCCGCCGCCGGCAATGCCGAGCCCGCGTGCCGCCGCACTCCCCTGCGCCGCCTTGATCCCCTGCGCGAGGGTGAATTGATAGCCCGGCGTCTGCTCGAGCTCCTGCTGCGTCATCTGCCCGGGCTGCAGCGCATCCGCCTGCGCGACATAGTCCGGGCCGCCGCCGGTGCGATCCATGGCCAACGCATTCATCGTCGGCAGCACCGCCTGGCCAGCGGTGTTGTAGGGCATCAAGTCCGAGCGGGTTTGTGCCTTCTGCGCCGCCGCCAGGTTGGCCGCGCTCTTGGCCGCGCCCGCCGCCTGGCTCGAGCCGATCATGCTGGTAATGCCGCCGATCAGGGCAGAGCCTCCGATCGCCGCTGCCATAAACGCCATTACTTGAGTTCCTTCAAGTATGCCTGCTCGATGAGCGTGTAGCCGTGCTTGGGAAACAGCGGCTGCGCGTCGTAACAGGTGCAGAACATATGGGTGATGAACTTGACGCCGCGCGCACGCAGGATTGGCTCGGCGACCCGCATCAAATTGCCGGCGATCCCCAGGCCGCGCATGTCGTCGGCGACGACCAGGAAATCACATGCCGCCGTGATCGTTCCGATGTGGTGCAGGTTGGGTACCACGAAGTAGAGGGCGAAGCCCAGCACCCGGCCGCCGTATTCGTCGTCGCGCGCGGTAACGAGCTCCACGCCGCCGGCCGCCGAGATGCGTTGCAGCGCCAGCCAGTCGACGCGCATGGGCAGCACCTGCTCGCGCTCGACCGGCCTGGGCATGTGCTGCATCAGCAGCTCGTCCAGCTCCCCGCAGCAATACTCCACTTGGTCAGGTGCAAAGCGCATCATGCGATCGCGGCCCAGGCCGTGCCCCCCTGGTTGACGAACAGGATGCCGCCGGGCGACCCGGTGGTGCGCGAGTAGAGCGACCCCTTGGGGGCCGTGGCGGTCGGCACGACCGTGCCGGCCGTCCAGGTCGGGCCGCCGGGGCCGCCGGCCTGCAGCGTCGTAAACGTGCCCGTGGTGCCCGTCAGGGGCCCGCTGAGCGTGCCGCCGGTCAGGGGCAGCGTGGTTGCCTGCAGGTGCGCGTCGGCCGCCTGGCGGGCGCTGGCTTCGCGCGCGACGGCATCCTGGGCCGCCACTGCCTCGGCGTGCGCGGTGGCGGCGATCGCGGCGTCGTTCTGCGCCCTTACCGCCGCCTCGGTGCCGACCGCCCGCGCCACCGACACGCCCTCGGTCGAACCGGTGCGGTCGTAGAGGGTCGTGAAGAACGCCCGCCAGGCGCTGGTGGGCTGCCCGGTCTCCGGGTCCAGCAGCGGGCCGGTGGGGAACGCCGCGCGGTAGGGGTGGGCGGGGTCTGCCATCAGCTACGAGCCAATAGCCACCCAGTAGAACGTCGGCAGGATCACCAGCGGCGGCATGGTGATCGCCGTGTTGCCGGGTCCGTAGGCGGCGACGTCGCAGCCGGTGGTGGTGAGGTTGAGCGCGACAAATGTCACGCTACCGAAAAAACCCGAGGTGACCGCAGTGGCGTCCGCGAGCGTGCAGACGACCGCCGAGATGCTGTGCGCGAACGCGGCCGGGAAGGCGATGTGCACCGAGCCGCCGGCGCCGAGCGTCGTGCGCCCACTTTGCATGTAGACCGTCGGCGCGCCCGTGATCAGGCTGATCTGCGTCTGCAGGCTGATGTCGGTTGCAGTCAGCAGGCTCATGCCGATCGAAGCATAGTTGGTGATGTTGTCGTCGGCGGTGATGCGATCGCTTGTTTCCGCAGCGAGGCTGCCTTGTTGGATCACCACCGAGGCGGCGATCGCCGCGTCGCGTGCCGTCGCCTCGGCGGCGATCGCGGTGGTGACGCCCAGGTAGTTCATCGCATCCAGCGTGGTCGGCGCCGAGGTGACCGGATACATCGCCGCCGAGACGATCGTGGTCGCCGGCTGGTCCCAGATCGTGTTGCCGGCGGCGTCGTAGAGGATCAGCCGATAATCGCCATCGCCCCACATCGAGCATTCGCCGGCCCCGTCCAACGTGATCGGGTTAGTATTGATGGCGGCTTGATCCGGGTCTTTCCAGGTCGTCTTCGGCGTCATCGTCCCCTTGACGAACGTGCCGATCAGCCCGCCCGCGTAGGGCTTACCGTTGGCGTCGCAAAATTGTGGTTTCGGCTGCAGCAGGGTGGGTGCAGTCATGCTGCTTCTTTCTGTTGCGGTTCGGGCAGGGGATTGTCGGCCATGTCGAACGTGATCCAGGCGCCCTGCAGCGCGCATGGCGCGTCGATCGCCCAGGACAATTTGAAAACGCGATCGCGGGCCATGCCGAGGCGCTGCCATTGCATGCTGGTCAGCGTGTCCCCGAGGCCGCCCAGGGAATTGAGCACCGGATTGCCGAAGCTGCGCCCGCGATCGTCGGACCACGACAGCGAAGCGAAATTCAAATCTTGAACGAACGGCCCGCTGCCGGTTTCCATATCGGCGAGGAACTCGCGATAGAATATCCGCTGTGCCTCGTTGATCATGTGCGGGAAGCAGCGCTCGCGCTTGATCGGGAACCCCCAGTCATTGTGCACCTCGGGGTCGAGCGCATAGAGGTTTCCATATTGCCGGTCGCCCGCCACCAGGATGCCGAAGCAAGGGTAGACGCACATGATCCGGTGCGCATGCTCGTTGCCGTTGCTGTCGGTGAACGCCCACTCGTGCCATTGCTTGGTGAGCAGGTCGTAGACCCAGGTGTGGTCGGCCGTCGGGAACGTGAGCACGTAGAAGATGTGCCCGCCGATTTGATAACAGAAGCCGATCGCGTCATCGATGACCGGGTATTTGCGGATTGCCTCCTCGATCGCGAACGTCGAGATGCGCTCGCCCTTATACCCGGCGATCATCAGCACGATGCCCTTGCCGGTGCGATCGCGGCTGAGGAGGAAGGTGGTGTTGTCGTTGGTGGCGATTGAGTATTTGGCCGCCGTGCCGTAGTCGATGAAGACGCCCTGCACCGACGTGAATTGCTGCAGCAGGAAGCCGGTGACGGGATCAAGGACGCCCGCGTTATAGAAGACTTCGGTGGTGCGCTCGCCGATCAGGACGATCTCCCGCTTGGCCACGGCGATCGTCACCAGCGGATCGGGGGCGCCGGCCTTGGGGGCGACGTCGAGCTGGTCGAACGTCAGCGCATAGGCGCCGCTCCAATACAGCAGCTGCGTGCCCGGCTTGTTGAAAACGAAGAAGCCATCGATGTAGTCGACCCGGTCGGCGCCGTAGAAATAGGGATCGACGATCTGTGCGAACGCGTCGGTAGCGAGGTCCACCGACCAGCCGCCGCCAGGCGTGCCGTCGACGACCACCAGGTCGAACGTGTTGTCGGCCAGGCTGACCGGCGTCCGCCGTCCGGTGGCAATGCTGCCCAGCAGGGTGAACGTCCAGGGGGCGCCCGGCGTCACCCGGTAAACCCCAGCCCCGGCGACCAGGTAGATTTTGCCGTTGCTCGCCTGGCGCACGCCACGCACTGGTAGCTCGGGCGTGTAGCCGAGGATTGAGAGCCCGGGCGTCGGGAAGTGCGCCACCGGCATCGGCTCGCCCCCCTCCTGCGGCAGCTGCTCGGGGTAGAGGTTCAAGCAGCGCTGCGCGCTCGCAATGACGCTGCGCGACTGGTAGGCGCCGCTAGTGAGGGGAACCTTCACGCGGTACCTTCGTCGGCGCTCATGGCTCGTCCTCAGCCCACTGCTGCGCCTGGGGCAACGCGTCCAGCATCACCGGCTCGCCCAGACATTCCAGCTGATGATGGTGCTGACTGCACAGTTTCACATCTTGTTTGCGGACATGCCACACAGCGGGATTAGAGCACCCCAGCGCCTCGCATTTGCCCGCTGACGGGTGGAGCGGCGTGACATCCTGGGTCATAGATCAGCCGTGAACGTCAACGTCTGCGCAGCACCCGCCGTCTGACCGACAGTGATCGCAGCAGCCGACGCGGTTGCACCCGTCGTGACAAAACCGGCTCCGCCACCGGACACTGCGGGGGTTGCGCGCATGGGCACCGGCAGCACCAGCGTGGCAGGAGCCGTGGTCACCGGCACCCAGGCTGCAAATGTCTGGTAAAAGCGGCGACAGTTGTTCAGGTCTGTTTGCGGGTGCGGTATCTCCAGTGGCGTCACCGCGCTCAATTCAACCTGCACGCCCCATATCTGCACAGTCCCGCTTTGCACGCCGATTGATCCGACACGATTAGCAAAATTGGTGCCGCCTGAATAAAAGATGTTTACTGCGGTGTTGTCGTCATTGTTCGTGCCCAGTATCTTACCGTCAACGCCCGGTATGGCAAATGACAAACTGATAAATTGCCACGCGGTGCTTAGTGCAGGCGATGCCAATCCTAATCCCGCCACTATTCCCGACGGTGAGCCGCCGGTCCCAAATCTTTGGTCAAAGGACACGCCTAGTTTAGGTGTTCCGGAAGTAGCCTTTGCCCAGAACGAAACAACGACATTCTTGCCCGCCAGACGACGCACGCCCTCGATGCGCTGCAGAATAAAGCTAACCGCATTGGGATCGACGTTGCCGGTGAACACATTCTGCAAACACGTCACGGCCTGTTGTCCGATCACGTCGCGGTCTGCATCGACTAAAGCGACCAACGATATGCTATCGACATCAAATCCTATAGTAAGCATCCATCGATCGGCAGTGAGAGCGTTATTTGTCGTCCATGGGCCGACGCCCCGCTGCTGCACATTGAACAGCGGATTGTGCAGGAGGTTCCGACCGTCAGCGAACACACCGCCGATGAGGGCAGGTGCATTAGCCGCACCGGACAGCATGTATGCGCTAGCGTCTTGGAAGCTGTTGGCGCTGTAAGTGGCAACGTCGGGGTTGGGACCGATGCAAGGGCCGTAGAAATTGTCTCGCACTAGGCTCGCGCCTAGGAAACTCCCGCCAATCGCAGCCCGCATGGTAGGCGTTAACTGGTAATCCCCGATGAAGTTTTCACTGATATGACACGTCTGCACATTATTAACAGCAATGCCGTAGCCTGTCGTTGCGCCTAGTTGCGGATCACGGATGGTATTGCCAAAAACTCTTATTCTTACCGCCGGTGCGGGAATTATCAGTTCGCCAGAAAGGCCATTAGACATCGGCCCCGAAAGCAAATTATTAACGAGCCGGTTACCGAAAAAGTCCAATCCGTCAGCCGTGATAAGCGCCCCGCCCTTGTTGCCATAGGCAAGGTTGTTGAAGACACGCGCGTTCAACGCCAAGCAACCAGTGGTATTGGAACTAACGGTAATACCGGGTTGCGATAGATGCCCGTGCGCCACGCACCCGGAAATCTCGCAGTTGACGTTCTGTCCCGGCTGCCCAGCATCACTGAGCATGGACGGTCCGGTGGAAGCGCCGCCGCTCGTCCTACAGCCGCGTATCCAACCGTTGACCACACCGCCGTATAAGCAGATCGACAGGTCGTTGATGTTGGAGACGATGCAGTTGGTAAGGCCGACGTTGTAGCTCTTGGTGCAGGTCTTAATGGTGCCGCCCGTAATAGTGCCAGCACCTAACCCTGCTGCAATGACGAAAGTGAGCGTTGTGCTGGTGACAGCAGTGGCAAATCTGGTACCACCCACGTTTATATATGATCCCGTACCAGTCACATTGGCCGCGTAGAACTCACCACCAACCGCAATTCCATGCGCCGCGGTCGTCATCAGGACAACGATGCCCGTGCTGGTGTCGTAGCTGCTGCCGCTCGCGGCGATGGTAGCGACGTTGCGACTAATCCCCGCAAACCCTGGCGAGTTGCCAGAGTTCGACATCGTGAGGCCGGACACTTCACCGTTGGTGCAACTAGCAATGTTGATGGGCCAGTTCTTGCAGTTAGTGATAACGCCCTGATCGTCGCCGCGTATGTAGATGTTGCTGCACGGCATGTTGGTAGTGACGCCAATGCCCCCACCAAGGCCAGCGCCAGTCTGACCAGATGCATTCCCGTCAATCGTTCCATATAACTCAATCAGCAGATTGTTCGTATTGGCGCCGATATCGAACATATCGGTGTTGGTGTTGTTCTTGAGGAACAGCGTCGCGCCAGTCTCGATGATCAGATGGGTGTTGGATAGCAGCGTCACATGGCCAACAATATAGTTGCTCGCAGCGCCGGGAACGGTGATTGCACCGTGCCCTGCCGCCGCAGTGATCGCGGCCTGGAGCGCCGCCGTGTTGTCGGTGGTACCGTCAGGCTGACCTGCGGGCACCCACGCTGCCGAGCCGGACGCCGGATGCACGTGATCGCCGCGCGCGTAGGTGAGCAGCGTGCCTGCGTTGCCCACCCCCTCGACAATCGGCGTGATCGTGGCCGCTGCCGGGACGAACGGCGGCGCAGCGGCGGGGTGGATATGGTCGGCGCGGGCATAGGCCAGCAGCGTGCCGGGGGCGGCGATGCCCTCCACGATCGGCACGGTGGTCGCGGGCAGCGCAATCGGGCTGCCTGCCGCCGACCCGGAGCGGATCAGCATCACGTTGCCGTTGCGATAGAATTGCCCGATGCCAATGCCCGCAGCACTAGCTGACGCATCGTCGGGGTAACTGTTGACCGTCGGCAGCCAATCGATCTGCGAGCCCGGCTGCGCCGAGTGCGCCACGCTGCGCCACGACCAGTTGTCGCCGAGCGTGACCTTGCCGATCATCATTCCAGGCATGTCGGTGTTGATGGCGATGGCGACGCCGGATGACGTGTCGTTATCCTTGCCGTTGACGTTGCCACCGATGTCAATGTCATCGAGCTGCAACACGCCGGTCCCGCCCTGGGCGATGAGCGTCGCCCCGGCGGGCGATGTCGTCCACGTCAGGTTGACCGTCACCCCGATGCCCACCCCAGGCAGCTCGGCGGTGAGCGCCACCGGATTGCTGGGCGTGGCACCGACGAACACGCGCGCGGTGTCCAGGCTCAAAGATGTAACGCCGCCGAAACCGTCGATCGCCTGCACCGTGTAGCGGTTGCCGTAGATGTCGGTGAGCCGGTCGCCGACGAGATTACCGCCGCCGCCCGCGACCGGCGTGGACGAGGGCATCGAGGACACGTTGCTGACCCGCGCCGCCCAGTCGAGATTGACGTTGACGCCCGCAGCCGTAGTGACGTGATTGACCCAGTTGAGATTGACCGTCGCGCCTGCGCCGATACCGCCGCCCGCCGCGTCGATCAGCGCCACGGGATTGGCGGGCGGGAAGTTCGCGAACCATACGGCGGGGGTGGTCAGGCTGATCGTGGTGATGGCGGTGCCGCTGGTGCCGCCGACACTGGTCACCGTGTAGCGGTTGCCGTAGCTGTCTTTCAGCCCGTCACCAAACAGATAACCAGCGCCACCGGCAACCGGCGTCGAGGATGCGAGTGACGGCGTGTTGTTGTTGATGCCGGTCAGCGCCACCGGGTTGCTGGGGGCGGTGCCGAAAATTGTCGGAGCCTTATCCATCCGTATCGCGGTGACAACACCAGCCGCCACAGTGGTAGCGGTGTAGTGCCCACCATTCGGATCGGTGAAGGTGTCATTGACCTGAGCACCGTTTCCGCCAGCTGCGATCGGCACCGCATCCAGCGAACCAATGCTGCTGGTGCCCGACCAGATGCCTGCCCCGGATGGGCGTATCTTAGCGCCGAACATCCGTAGGATGCCGTCGCTAAGACTGATGGCGTTGATCGCTGGATTGCCGGGGATGAGCCTCCCGTTAGTCATCGTGACATCGGCGGCGGCACCTGAAATGCTCAGCGGGACATGACCCGATCCCGACGCCATATCCCAGTTATTGAATTGCACCCGCGCGCGGACGCCGGGAATAGGATTGATCTTGACCAGAGCGCGCGGGCACTTGACTTCGCAGTTGGCGGAGAAATTGTTGATCTTCAAACTGTTCGCCGCGTTGACTTCCAGCGTGGCGTCGGTGTCGAGCATCAGGTTGTTGAAGTAGTAGGCCCCCTTCTCCGCGCCCCAGGTCGCGTCTTGCACAAAGATGACGCGGCCAACGAACGAGAAGAAACTGCCGACCTCCAACCCATCAATCTCACCGAATTGCGCGGCGATGGTGTTGCCGTCCCAGAACACACCATTGAACAGATCGTCGGCCAGATGCGTGTTGATGATGTCGAAGGCGTAGAAATGGTAGCTCTTGATGTGGCAGACGTCCTTGATCCCGACGCCCACCCCCGGCGCGGTGCCGACGCCCATCCCCAGCCCGACGTTCAGCGCGCACATCTCGAGATTGTCGAGATAGAGGACGCAATTCTTGCCCGCCGTCGAAACGCCATCCCAGGCGCAGCTGACGCGCACATCGATCAACTTGTGCCGGGCGGTGCTCTGCACGATGAACGCCGGGGGATACATCACCCCGGTCGCCACCGTGCCGCCGTTGGCCAGCGTTTTGAAATTGGCCCGCGCGCAATTCGTCGTCGGCTGCACAAACCGGATGCCGATATCCCTGACCTCAGCCCCGGTGTCCCCTGGGTGTCCGGTCGAAGGGTTGATGCTGTTGAGCCCGAACACACCGGGGGACGCAGGAGTGGCGGCCCCGTGATTGTCGAAACGGTCGTCGATCAGGATCACGCTGCTGTTGCGCCCGTCGCCGAACATCACCCCGCTGAGAGGGACTAACGCGGTGACGCGGTAGGTGCCCGCAGGCACGTAGATTGGGCGATAATGGACGAGGTCAGCAGCCTGCTGCGTGGAGGCGGCGAGGAACGCGGCAGTGCTGTCCCCCACGCCGGTCGGGTCGGCGCCGCGCGCGGTGACGTTGATGACGTTGTTGGGGTTGATGAGGTAGGTCGCATTGGCGATGGCCGCGTTCAGATCGAGCGCGGTGAGCGTATCGCCGGGTGACCATGGGTAGCCGGTGTGGTCGTTCAAAGCACTGCCTCCCCGCCAAGGGTCCACGCCCGGTTGAGCCCGCGCCCGGCCCAGCTGGACACGTCGCCGCCGCGCCCGCCGAGGATGACCGGCAGGCTCAAAAGCGGGATCTGACTGTTGGCCAAGCGTATCGTTTGCAGCGCCGCGCGCGCCTGGCCGAGCAGGAACGGGCTCACCGGGGCGCCGCTTGCCACCACCATGCGCACGGCCAGATTATTGACCACCGCGTCGGCATATTCCGGCGGCAGGGACAACGCGTCGTCGATCGTCAGGAACACCGGCAGCGGCGCCTTGGTGAGAATGTGCATCTCATAGAGCCCGGCCGCCGGCACCGGGTAGAACGTCACGCGTGCGGACGGAAAAGCGCTGTCGTAGAACAGCGCCGACGGGATCGAGCCGAGGTCTTTGATGGTGATCTGACCCCAGTCTTCCTTGCTCTCGATGATCGCCAGCGGAATGTCGACGGGGTTGTGCCCGCTGTTCGGCATCAGCCGGCACCAGCCGCCGTGAATTTTATCCGGGCGCAGGATGGGGAAATCGCCGCCGGGGTCAACCGAATACCATTGGTTGCCGGTCGCCATTTTGGCGGTCTCTGCCTCGTTCCAAATCAACCAGCGTTTGCGCTGCCACTGCGCCAGCATCATCGTCAGCAGGCTAAGCGCGTCGGCCATGTCGGCCGATGTGTCGCTGACACGCTGCTGGTCGTTGACGCGCCCGGCCAGGCGCAGGGCGAGGAGCAGCACCTGGCGCACCGTGGACGGCACGCCGCCCGGCGCCAGCGCCGCCTGCTGCTGCTGGTTGATCGCCTGCAACAGCTGCAGCGCGCGGTCGGCGCGGGTCTGCAGCGTCGGTGGTATCTCCTTGCCCCACATATCGCGCAGGCGCACCGCCAGGTTGAGCGTGAGGGCGTTGCGCATCCCGTGCGTGAACGTGCCGCTGATCGGCGCGTTGATGTCGACCAGGTTCGGCAGCGCGTTCGGGTTGACGCGCACGTCACGCTCGCGCTGCCATTCGTCGACCATCTCGAGCAGCTGCAGGTGCGCCTCGGTGACATCAGCAGAGGCGGGGTCGACACCCTGCGCGTCGGATAGCCGCCCGGCGGCGCGGAGCGCCATGAAGACGATGCTGAGGGGCGTGGAGAGGTCGATCGTCGGGTTGACCGGCGTAACCTGCAGGTTCTGCGCCTGGAACGCCGCCAGGGCGCCCTGGGCAATCTGCACGTCGATCGAGACCGGCGGCAGCGCGTAGATTTGCCGCAGGCGCACGGCCAGGCTGGTCAGCAGCACATGCTCGTATGGACCCCAGAACGACACGTCGGTGGTGAGGTCCGGAAACGTCGGCAGCACGACCGTGTTGACGTGCACGCGCCGCTCGAGGTTGAGCTCGCTGATCCACGCATTGAGGATTTTAAAGCAGTCGTTGACGTCATCGGCGCGCGGGGTCTGCCCGACGCCGTTGACACCGGAATTGCGCAGCGACAGGTAGATGATATCGTTAGCGATCGTCAAGACACATGCCTCCAAGAGTTGCCGCCGAATTGCCGGGGGAAGCGCTCGGCGACCACACGCTGTGAGGACAGGGGCGGTCTCACCCTGCCCCCGGCAAAGATCAGGCGCTCAAGACGCTGAACCACGCCCCAGGGATCGGGCTCATGAGCGTGATGCTCTTGCCCGCCGCCAGAGCGATGCCGGTGCCGTTCGCTACCCCGTTGATCGTGTCGGCGCCGGGGGTGGCGAATAGCTGCGCGCTCGCCGCCCCGGCGTTAGTGATCCATAACATCTGCCCGCCGACCGCCGGGGGCAGCTGCACGCTGTCAGCGATGGTGGCGCAGACGGCGATCAGCGTGATGGCGCTGCGGATCGGCGTCGCCGAGGGCTGTCCGCCCCCGGCGCGCGCCGCGATACTCGCCGCCGACCAGCCGTTGCCGCTGGCCAGCTGCGAGATGTCGTGCAGCCCGATCCCGGTGCTGAAATTGACCGTGCGCCCGACGGGGTAGACGACGTTGGTTGCCATGTCAGTTCGCCACCAACCGGCAGGCGAGCTGCGGCCGCAGCGCGGCAGCGCCCCAGAGCACGTCGATGCGGATCGGGAACGTGTCATCCGAGATCGAGTATTGGCGAACGGCACGCATGCTGATGCCGTCCTTCACGACCCGCGATGCCATGTCGACGCCGCCGGGCATGACCAAATCCGCCGACGCAAAAGTGAATGCGTCGGGATGGAATGCGAGCGAGAGCCCAGAGGACGCGCCTGCGGTGCCCATGAAGGTGATCGCCCCGGCCCCGGTTAGCGTCGGGATGACGACGTTCTGCTGCGGATTGACCGCCGGGACCGCCAATGACGCGAGCCCGACACCGTTGATCCCCGGAGCAATGCTGACGTTGCCCGGACCGCCAGCATAAGCCGCCGTCACCACGAACTGCTGCAGGATGCCGGTGTTGAACTTGGTTTCCGGATGCACCCGGTAGACGCCAGCGATGGTGAAGACATCCCCGACATTCATGCCGTTCGCCCCAGCGGTGACCGCCAGCGTGTTGCCGGTGGTCTGCCCGGTGGAGGAAGTCGATACGACGAGGGCGGTGGTGTAGGCGGTGTTCGCAGTGCCGCGCGTCTGCGTGGTCAGGTGGGTGTTCTCCGCCCACTCGAAACCGCCGGAAATGCCCATGACGCCGTCAGTGTATTGGCGCGCGATTTGAGTGCTCTGCTGGAACAACCCCTTGAGGGCGTCGACCAGGTCGACGTTATCCTGCGTGTTGATCCTCAAGAGCCACTGCTTCGATTGCGGCGTCAGGTTGTCGAGCAGCAGCTTGCGGGCCTGCAGAACGGTCTTGAACACCTGCGGGCTGCCAGCCACGCCCACCATGTTCCACACGGTCGGCCACATCTGGGCCACGAAGTCGGCCTCGATCTGCGCCGCCAGCACGGCGATCGCAGGCTCGATATAGCGGGTGCTGAACTCGTCGATGCTGAGGGTGAGCTCGTTGGATGAGAAGCTCCAGTCGGCGTGATACTGGTTAGTAATCGGCAGGCTAACGTAGGTTTCCACCGTGTTCTGCAGGCTCAGCGGCGGGGTCTTAGAAACCACGTATTGCACGGGGACGCGGATGCGCAGCGTGCTGCCGATCTTGGCTCCGCTGTTAGCGAAGCTGTCGTCGTATTGGCGGTTCACCGCGCCGATGATATTGCATTTCTGATGCAAGATCGCCATCGCCTTGGCGGTGATCATGTTGATGGTGAGAAGGGTGTTGGTCGCGGCCATGTTAGGCCTCCTGGCAAACGGATTGCGGGAGGCGCTTCCTTTCAAGAGCGCCTGGTGATCCGTTGTCGCGAGAAGGAAAGCCGCAGCGACGCGGGCTTGGGCACGACGCAGCGTATTTTTGAGGTATTACGCGACCACCTTCGGGGGATATCCGCAGCGTGTTTTAAGGTCTAACGCGACGACCTGGCGTAGCCACAGCGGGATTTAACGCCCCCCGCGAGGGCGTCGAAGGTCAGCGCTTGGCCGGCTTGAGGTAGTGATCGACAAGGTCTTGAGCGCTGGCGGTGTATTCGTTGAACGTCGGGCTCGCACGCCCGCTCACCGGGCGAACCGGCGCAGGTGCGCGGGTGACTGGCGCGGGGGCGGCCGCCGTGCCGTTGTTCAGTTTGGCGGCATAGGCCCCGAGGGCGATGGCGCGGCCGCGCTCGCTGTGGATGCCGGCGATGCGTTCCACCTCCGCCGGGTCGTCGGCCAGTGCCGCGACCACGCGCGGGGCGTTCGGCAGCTCCACGAGCAACGCCGCGAGGGGCGCGTCGGCGCCCATCGCCATCAAGTCCGCACACCGCTTCGACCAGTCGGGGAACTCGGCGGCGCCCTCTTGGTGGAACCGCTCGGCGCGCAGGCGCATCCCCTCCTCGGCGCGGATTTGCGCGCGCAGTTGCTGCTCGCGCGCCTCGGGCGTGTCCGCGACCGGCGCCGCCGGCTGCCGCTGCCCGCGCCACCACTCGAGCTCGGAACGCTGCTCCGCCTGGATGCGCTCGGAGGCGGACAGCTTGGCGGTGAGGACCGCGAAGCGCTTGTCGGCCGGGTGCTGCGGCTCCTCGGTCTGCTC